GGTGGTAAAGGCACATCCACTAGGATTGCCTTGATGTTTTTGATAGATCAAGTCATCACACAAAGCATTTGTGTGAATGATGTTCTCAATGATGGCTTCTCTGACGCGTGTTTCTTCTGGAGTAGCGTCACGATAAAAACCAGCAAGCATCCGCAATGTAACTTGTATTAACTGTGCAGGTAGCGTGCCATCAAATCGAGTGTAATCTAAGCACAAGACCCTTGGTACAAGGGTATTATTTTCTTCGACAGCATGTGTTTCGGCGGTGTTATCGGGATTAACTTGACACATGAGCATATGACGCACAAGAGCATCCCATTGAAATGATTCTGGGTTGATGCCAACGGCGAAACCACTGGTAACGTCAATCTTCTTGATGGCAGTATCAATGGCACCAAACATTTGTCGAGTAAGCAAATAAAGATGAAATGGAGGGCACGTAATGTGTCGGGTTTTGCATTGTGCGACTTTTTCTGGCTTGAGCAATTCAACTTTTGGGAAATCATACCAAAGGACATCTTCAGGTATTTCACCACTGGCAAAAGCAGCACGGAGTGCATCAACATCAGAACGTAAGCGTACTGAGGGTTGGCGCATTCCATCAACATCATCAATAAGGTCGAGTCGTGAGAGACCTTCAAATTTGTATGGTATTCCAGGGGATGTATCAGCAGTCATTTGAGAAAGACCAATTCCTCGATTGGAGCCTTGAATGGCTTCTTCAAGAGTATAGGTGCATGGAAGATGACCAAGTTGTTCTAAGTACGTTCCAATAAGTGCTTGGACACGTGCAGCAGCATGGCACAAAGTTTCTTCTTCGAAAGCTTCACCAAAAATTTGTCCGTATTTAGCAACACCATTAGCAAGAGGTGAACCACCTTGTAGTGGAGTATCAACTGTGACAATACCTTCTTGTTCTTCCATTTTGCGAATGAAACGTGGGTCTTGCCTGTGTGTTATGGCAGGTTGCTTAAAAGCGGGTGCGATGACATTGCCAAGAATCTTCGATCGTTTGATTTCGTTTCGAATTATGGCTCCTGGCCGTAATGAATACCCAAAGCGGGTAAAATCGCCTGCAAGTTGTGTATAACCAGTTGTAGAAAGTTGTTGTGGTTCTCGCGTTATAATTGCGTTATGTACAAAAAGCATTTTCTCGACCATGGTTCGGTCTACATAATGATAAGCTGATTGTGAATTATTATGTGAGGCAACAAAAATACCAGTAATTACATTAGCAGAAAAATTTGCGTTATAAACAAGTGGTGTTCCACAATATCCAACAGGTGTACGACCTTCATATTGTGGTACTTCAATGTATCCATCAATAGTGTAAATAACAGGTTGTTGACCAGCAAGCTTCAATACATAAGAATATGATTCATTTTTGAGGGTGCCAAAAGAGTGATCAATTTCAACGATACCTTCTTCTCCTTTATCGACACGCGTCAAGACGTGTGTTGTGGTAGGGTAAATGCCTTCAGGATGTTGGTGTGAAGAAGCAAAATGTTTTGTTATGTCGCGGTATGATCGCACACTAGGGTTTAGTTCAAAAGTTTGAAGATCGAATGATATGCCAGTAGCATCATCACGGTACATACGTTGGGTGCCGGGCAAATAATGCACGGGGAACCAGCCTTGTGTATTTGAATGTGGGTTATGACACCACACTACAATATCCCAACCGGATGTTTCGCGGTTGGTGAGGTGCGCTGTTGTTAAAACAACACGTCCTCCAAGTATAAGACCATGCAAAGTTTGGGATGTGGTCCCATTATTTGCTTGGACAATACACAAGTTACCATGTAGCCAATTTTCGACTTCACTTGTTGCAACACCCATCGTTCGAGAGACAGTTTTTACAGTCTTGATTCGTGATGTATCAAGTACGGCACTACATGCATCGCCTGCAGAAAAATATTTTGAGGCAAGTTTGATAACATGCTGGACGAGTGAGACACCAGCATATACAACAGCAGCAACTCCAACAATTTTTCCAAGTCCGGTTGCTACACAAAGAAGACGTTGACCAATTGTCATGTCGAGAAATGTAGCACAATCTGCGTCTTGAGCGCCGTTCGCAATGTAGCCAACAGCAGCAGCAAAAGGGTTAGGTAAATATCTTTGTACGCGTTCTCGCCAAGTGGGTTTAGGTGAGGGCATGTTAAAATCTTCAAGATCGCAAGCAGGAGAAATGAGATGGATCCCAGCAAAATGTTTTGGGTTCTTACATAAGTCGGGTCGGACGAAACCTGAAGAGTCAACAATACCACGAGCCATTAATTGTGCAATGCGTCGGGTCCATAATATGCGGTCGGCAGCTACCCATTGGGGTACGGCACGATCCTCAACATCGCTGCTGTCGTAAATACGACCAGCGAAAAGGCCAGAGGCAGCACGTAGTACAGCATCATGATAGATACTTGTACCATCAGGGCCCATGGCAGAAGGGACTCCAGAATCAGGTGTTAGCATATTTGGATTATCACCAGCAATGACAGTAACGGTTCTTTTAATTGAATCACAATCAGATTCGTCAAGGGCTTGGATGAGCCCGCAAGCAGCTGGTAATTTGAGCTGTTCACGAATATCTGCTGGGCTTCCGTCAGTGCGAAAAGGTGGCACTACTGAAGCGGCGCTTGTTGTTATTGTTGAAATTAAGAGTGTGGTTTGCTTATCAATGTGTTTTATAAAACTATCGCGTGCAAGATCAAGAACTTCCATAAATGAAAGTTTTGTTGTTGGATCAGGGGTAACATTAGTAATACGTGAGGGGTCATAACGATAAAAATCAAGACATTCATCATAGACTTGTGCTATGTTATCTACAGCAGTGGGTTTATATGATGGTGCTTTAGACCATGCAACATTGTTTGTGGTTGTATCATAAAATCCTTGTTTAGGTGTGACATAAATACAAAGATGGCGACGCCTATTGGCGGCAGCTTGATCTTTTGGCAAAAGGTTGCCAGTGCCAACTTTAGGATAAGATTGGTTAGAGGCTACAAGAATGAGGGGACTTGAAAAACGAGTTCCTTTTCCACTTCCAGCGGAAGAAGAATCCATACCGGCCATGTTGAGTATGACAGGTGTTCCTGTTGAGACTTTAAACCATTCACAAATATCTGCGCCTTCGGAGGCGTTACCCATGTCATCAATGACAAGGGTGTTGCGGTCAGGAAAATAACCGTCCCAGTATTTGTTACCAGATGGTAATGAGTAACATGAATAGGAAGTGCCAAAGATATGTTCGCCAATGAAGCGCATCATCGTACTTTTGCCAGTTCCTGGCATACCATAAAGGTAAGCAGTAAATGGTGTAATAACTGCATTAGGCATTCCTTCTGCAACGACTGCAACATCATAAATAGGTTTACAATCTTGTAACACTTTAAGCAGGTTTCGATAACCTGCGGAAGCAAGCAAACGCGCATCTTTCATTGCAACTTCTCGAGTATGGAGAGCATCGCGGTATAACGCAATAAAATTTTTGCGTTCAGCGGCTTTTCCAAG